ATATAAGCTCGATCGTATCTTAATGTTAGATCTATTGTCATTACTTCGGAACTAGACATGTCTAACTCGCCAAATTCTATATTTTGTGGCCAAGCACTCTCAAATTTCCATGTTTCTATGGCGTTTCCACAACCATCAAGCATTTCAAGACGGCAATCCTTTTTGAATCCAGAGCTTATGCTTGGAGACCAAGTGCCAGAGCTTGCATTATATATAGACTTTATCCACTTGGTTACAGGATTAACGTAATTTGATTTTTGTTTTATATCATATAAACTTAAAGGAAAAGGCTTCCATTCCGGCTTGCTTGGAAAAAATATGGTTTCATTCAGGTGTTGAGCTTCCATTTCTTTGAAGCTAAGACTTGGGCGTGAAGATCTTAGTGGAGGTAAGGCATGTGTTCCTTCTCCACTTATGTCATCTATGAATAACATCCATCTAAATTTTCTTTTGAAACAGGTGTCACTAAGTGGCAAACCTAAATCAAACCCCATTGTTTTTACTGGCATAGAATTATATAGTGTGTATAAAAAAAATCCCCTCGAAAAATCTCGAGGGGATTTTCATAATATCTAAATTATAAGAGTTCTATCAGCAACCAGCACATGTTCCGCAGCCTTTTACCTTGGTTCCACATGAATTACTGTATTTGGCTGTTGAATATCTTAGTGTTAATTCTATATTCAATTCTTCTGAGCTTGAATAGTCTAGATCGCCAAAATTGATGCTTTGTGGCCAAACGTGTTCTAGGGTCCATGATTCCATTTCTTTTCCGCAACCATCATACATGGTCAACACGCCAACTCCAGCATATCCTTTTGTTGTTGGAGTTACAAGCGTGGCACCTGCTCCGCCTTTAACTGAACTCATAGTAACGTTGCCGTCTTTGTCGTTAAAATTATAAACAGTCGATAGCCAATTATATAGATTGGCAACATCGCCACCAGCCCCAGCATTTACTACATCATAGTAAGTAACTGTCATGGTCTCCCAGCTAGCCTTACCTGGGATCCACATTTTACCATGAAGATAATTTATTTCTGTTTCTTCGATGGTTAAGCTTGGTCTATTTGCCACCTTCACAATAGTTTCTGGGATATCTCCACATGGAGTGCTTAGTGCAAAGGTCCATCTGAATTTGCGTTTGAATATAGCTCCGGCTGTACCAAGGTTTCCTATTCCCATGTTACTGAGCTGACGTGTTTCTGCCATATAAAATTCTCCTTATATTTTTTCTTTAGATATTAAAATGTTTCTGTACCTTCATTGAAGTTACCAGTTCTGTGGATAGAAAATTCTATGAATATGAATTCAGCTGCTCTGATTGGTTGTATTCCTATTCTTGCTCTAAATTCATTTCTGTCTATCACATCTGGTGTATTTAGCTCTGTGTCTGCTTTTACAATATAGTCGTTGATTCCTCTACCAATCTTTATCTCGGAAAGTATGGAATTAGCTATTTTAGAGAATTTGTTTCTGAATTGATCATCATGTGGATCAAACAATAGTGATCTTGATGCTTTCTTGATTCTCTTTTCTACCACGAACATAAGTCTTCTTACGTTTATCCTATCGAGAGCAGTGGGCCTTCTCTGTAGTGTTTTTTGACCGAATATTACAAAGCCTTGTGTATCAACAAATTGAACAATAGGATTTATACAATTTCTGTTTCCATACATCTGGTCTCTCTCCTCAAGCGATGGTCTAGAATACACATCTAGTATATTTGAAACCACACCTCGGTTTAAACCGGCTGGAGCGAACCATGGTTCTGAAATGTTATCCGATGCGGCAATTGTTGCCATAACACAACCTGACGGTGGAACCCAAACATCTAGATTATTATGGTTATCACGAATCTTAACCCAAGGCCAGTAAAGTGCACCGAAGTCACTGTCTAATCTGTCTAGGTTGAGTGGATGTATACCGTTCTGCCACTGGACTATTTCTTTGACTGTTAAGCCAAATGGAGGATCGATGATTGCAAGGCAATCGCTTCTTACATTTTGGCAGAGATTCAAAAGACTAGTTACAACCATTGTGCTGCTGTGTCCTGGAACTGCGACTAAATCTATATCGATTTGTTCTGGTTCACTTAGAGAATATAATCCGGTATACCCAACTTCGTTACCTACTAATAGTTCATCCTGACGATCTGGATCGGAAGGAATACCATCTGATCCGCCTGTTAAGGTGTAAACACCATCTAGAGGTGAGAAGCTTGTAGAGTCCAGTGGAGGAGATGTTGTGTCTGTCATATCTATTACACGAACATAATCAGATACTAGACTTAGATATGATTCTACGTATAGTCTGCTGGTTGCATCCTTTGTTAGTCCACCCCAAGATTCTACCTGAACCCCATTATTAAACACCTGCATAGTGAATGTGTTGTTACTAATATCATTTATGATCTTTACCTGTGTTTTGTTTCCTTCTATTCCAGGAGAATCAGCAGATATGGTAAATGTTATGTCTGTGTTGTTTGCATTTTCTGAACCATAAACTATGCCGGCTGTGTTTGTCTCATCAGAACCAGGATCTGATGAAGATACTGCTACTGGGCTCTCTCCCACTTTAGTAGTTGTATCCAAACCAAAAATGGTTTCGGCTGTGCTGTCTGGCTTAACTCTTAAGCGAGCACCACGACCTGAATGTAAAGTTGAAATCTTGATTTTATTGGTGTCATGAACAGCAGCGATAAAACCTCCTGGCAGACTATTTATCAAAGTGTTTATTTGATTCACTACATCTGCTGCAGTTTTACCTGAACCAAAAGTTGACAAATTTATAACTTGAACAACATTGTCTATAGCAGGAACATCCGTTCCATCAACTATTACTTGTAGATTTAGATTGGTTGCTGATAGATCGAACGGACCAACTTCTGAGCCAAGGGCTTCGGCTGGTGCCATATTGGTTCCTAATCCTATCACTGACTCTGGACCATATATGCTATTATAAACTGAAACTAGTTCCAATGAAGAACTTGGTCCATACGCCCATATTGTTTTTACGCCAATCTTACCTGCTGTAGCATAAAATATGATCCCATCATTATTTGTATCTAGTTGGTTATTTAGTAGATCTGCCAACTCCAGAGCAGAGTATACTCCGACTGGAATTACAAGTGTTTTACTGGATAAAACTCCATTAAGTTTCCATTTAAACCACATTCTGTCTTCTGTTACTGTGTAGTCGCCGGAATCTTTTGAGTTAATCGTAATTACATCGCCAGCAGAAGGAACATCAACACTGGCAGTTTCTGCACGCTCATCATTTACATTATCTTCTTCGCCAACTCTGACTACATAGAGTTCGGATCCTACATTTAGATATGCTTCTGCAGCATATAGCATATAAGGATCACTAACATCTGGGCGAGGGTATCCAAAGGTAGTGTATAATTGTCTGGTTGTTGAAACCATGGTCGGAATGTTCAGCGGGCCTTTGCCGGCAAAGCCAACAACAGCAGCACGATGAAAGCTCTGAGCAGATGTTACAAAGCTTAAATCTTTTTCTGTTATTCTGACGCTTGGACTGATTGTATTTGAAGGTGGGAAGCCACGTAAAATTGCCATTTTTATTCTCCTATAATTTCTGGAATTTTCTTTGTTTTGATTAAACCGTCTTTCTCTGCTCTAAGTATATAGTCAGTTGATCTCTCTTCTTTTAAAAGAAAAATATTTTTTCCTGAGCCGATCCCAGGAACGTTTAATACTGTAAAAGATTTTGGTGATGTTTTTGATCTTATGATCAGTTGTACTGGGGATTTTTGCCTGTTTGTTATTTCTAACATTGTGCCTCTTTGACTGTTTCTTCTATTCTAGATACTATTTCTGCTATTTCTTTTTCTTCTAATCCATCTGTGATGTCTACCCTTGTTGAAAGAACTGCTTTCTTTTTCACAATTGGTTGAGGTATATAAGACTCAGCAGTAAGGTTGAATTGAAATTTAACAACTCTGATTGCTTGATCACCAGGTTCTGTTTCTATATTATTAGATATTGAGTCTAATTTTACTTGGACTTCCCAGGTTACACCTCTAACCTTTATATATGCAACTGGGCTAAATTTTAAAATAATTTGTTCCAAAATTTGGTTCATGTCTTCGATATATAACGTCCAAGCATATAAACTATAAGATATATCTATTGGTATTCCTTTTGCCACTCCAAATATTGTATCTCTTTCATATTTTTCGTTGGTTGTAAAACCTGGTTTTCCATCAGGTCTAAATCCTCTTAAATAATCTACGGCTTTATGATAAACGTATCTTGATTGATTGAATTGATAGTCTAGTGAATGTATTGCTAGGATAGGAAGTCTAATTCTGTCTACTACTAATGAATTATCTTTTCTTACATTGTCTTGAACTATGGCTGCTACGGCCTTTTCTTGTGTGCCCCACATTACTGGAACTTTATGTGCTTTTCCATCTTCGTCCAAGACTACTAGGTCTTTAAAAAGGTCCATTACCGCTTCGTCTGTGCCTCTTAAAGATTTACTATATCTGTATATTGTGTTTATATTTTTGTCATCGTTTATAATGTGTCCACTTTGCATGGGATCACAATTATTGCCTTTGCCCATGCCTGATTTTTCATTCGTAACAGCTTCTTTCAAGAAGTCCAAACTGTTATCTTTTTCACAAGATTCTGAGGCACATTTATTTGTTGAACAATACTGATCGGGTATTGTTTTATTTTCTTTTAAAGTGTTTATTTCATTACAACTTACAAGGCTTTTTTCTGGATGATTTTCCATAAAATTATATAGTGTTGAAAGTTTTTTAAAATTATGTAAAATAACTTTATGATTAATTTAAAATGGAGGGCTTGTCACAGTGCTGATAAATATCCTCCAAAAAGAATAAAGTTAGAAATACCAGGCTGGGCAGGAATTGATAAAAACCATTCTAATGGGGCAATCCCACAACCTTGGCATTGCATTCCTTTTGTTGAAGGAAATACATATGGATTGGAATTAGTTTATCCTTTTGAAAATGAATGTATTGTAAAAAACATAGATGGAAAAACTATTTTTGAATGTGATTTTTCAAAAGAGGAGGGATATAGTAGTTCTGAGCCCCCATTCCAGTGTTTCGCCCCTGGTCACTTTGGATTTACTTCTAGCTTCGATCTATTGCCTCCTAAAGACCATATAATAAGGATTGAGCCCCATCCGAAGTATTTCACAGATGAATCATGGACAACGCCATTACCTGTTCCTGGGCACATACAGGGGGAGTGGTGGACTAAAATATTTTTCGTTGTTTTTAAGCAACCTCCACTTGGGGGGAAATACATATTCAGAAATGGCGAACCTTACGCCCAAATACTAATATTGCCTAA